CGACTTTGTTACCGGCACCCGCCGCACGCTGCCAGTCCTTTTGGCTGCGCTGCAGGCGCTCAAGCGTCTGGTTCAGCTCTTCGTATTCGCGGTCCAGGTGATCAACCGCCTTGCCCTCCTTCTCCAGCACCTTGCGCTGTTTGGAGAGCTCGCGCTGACGATCGGTGACCTGCTTGATCTCGCTACCCACACCACGCAGGCCAGCCTGCAGAAAGCCGATCCGGTTTTTAACGGACGACTGCAGGGCGGCCCCGATGGTTATGGTTGCATCAAGTCTTTGCCGTTTAGCCACGCTTTGGTAACCCGTCCCACCACCACATGAACTTGCTGGTGGTCATGCTGCTGATTTCGGCCAGTGACCAGCCGGTATGAGAGGCCAGGGCGATCACCATGGCCCTGAGGTCGGTGCCTCTTATTCGGTAAAACCCATGAAGGCGACCTGCAGCTGCTTGTAGTCACGCAGCGGCAGACGCTTAATCGCGTCCGGAGCGACTTCGCACAGGTTGGCGATGAGGGCCACTTCTTGCTCGGCCGCGCCGCCTTTCATGGCGTCGGCGTCCAACTGATCCTGCACAGTCGGCTCACGCATGCGCAGCTTTGTGACATCAACACCATCCACGTTCACCGGCTTGCTCAGTTCAATATCGGTATAGTCCTGGTTCTTCATGCTGTGTTTCCTGTGGTGATCGGCCGGCGATTACCGACCGGTGGAATTAGATGCCGAGCGCTGCGCGGATCTCGGCCAAACGGTCGACGCCATTGACGATGCGGATCATGTTTTCCACATCGATCTCATGCACGACCTGCCCGCCATGCTCTTCCTTGTAGTAATCCAAGCGCATGGTGATCTGCAGAGATGGCTTCTGCCCTGCTGCCCAGGTACCGCGTGCCACACTGGTGACCTTGCCGCGCATCTTGTGCACTACTGGTGTCACGGTGCCATCATAAGACTCCAGTGCGCCGCGGGCGGTCAGTGGAACCGCATTGCCCTCAGCTACGCCATACAGCGCCAGCACATCGCGGTCGTATGCAATCAGAGTAAAGCTGGTTTCCAGCCCCTCCATGCCCATGTCCAGCGCCACCGGCGCATCCATGCCGCCTGCACGATAGTCTTCAGTGACCAGGGTCAGATCTGGCGGGTTGTACTCATCGAGCTGGCCGGCATAACCGCGACCGTCGACAAACAGGTTGATGTTCTTCAGTACGTCACGAGCGGCCATTAGCTGAATACCTCCTCGATGTAGTCATTCACCAGGTGTGAACGGAACGTGATGTGCTCAGCCGGGTACGGCGGCGTGAAGTCAAAGTTGAAGTACACCTTGCCCTGGGTGATGTTGGCCGGGGTGTTCAGATCCGGATCCGCCCAGCACTCACCGCCCAAGATCGCGCCCAGGCTGGTCAAGGTGCGCAGGTAGGCGTTGACGCCTTCCACCACGTCTTCGACATAGGTTTTGGTGATGTTGCGGTCAACCGCCCACAGGTGTGCACGCTGCAGAGACTCATTAATAATGTCAGCCGTGCGGCGCACCGACAGAAACGCCCACTTGGGGTCACTGGCGAGTGTTCGGTTACCCCAGAGGCGATAGCCATCCTGGCGAATGATGGTGGCCACGTTCTGTTCGTTCAACAGGTTGGCGCGGCTGTTCGCATCACCCAACTTGAAGTCCACCGGGCGTCCTGTGCCGATAATGCCGTTGATGTTCTGGTTGGATGGAGACCACCAGAAGCCCTTGTCGTTGTCGGTCTTGGCCAGCATGCCCGCTACACGGGCAGACGCCGGCTCGGTAACGATGTTGCCATCGGCATCCAGCACTTTGACCCAAGGATCAACAACGAAAACACGAGGGCTGCCGAAGTCGCCCGAGTATGCAATGGCGTCAGCGTCCACGGTGTTGGGGCCATCAGCAATGATCACCGCACGCAGGCGCTCAGCAATGCCGATGAGCTCAGAGACGACCGGGTTAGCCAGATAGGTTCCCGGTGTTCCAGGGTCTTCAGGTCGCTGATGGGTAAAGCCGGGGGCGCACAGAATGCGCGGGGCAAAGCCAACAACTGACTCGGCACCCAGCAGGGCCTGGACACCTTCAAAATCACCCGTAGTCGCATTCATGCCACCGATGACATTGGCCATGGTTTCGGTATCGTCTGCGCCCTCATCGACGCGCACGACAATAACCACAGCGCCGATCTGGTCCATAATGCCATCAAGCGCGGCTTTCAGTGTGCCGCCGCCGGTGCCATCAACGGTCGCATCCAGCTTGGCCGCTTCGGCGCGGCTGCCTGCAATCAGAACCGGGGTGTTCAGGGGAAATGCATCAGCGTCAGCGCCAGGCGCAGTGCCGACAATACCAATGACGGATGACCGCACTGTGCGGATGGGGCGTGGTCCCGCATCAATCTCCGCGACTTCCACGCCATGCAAAAAGGTTTCTGCCATGCCACTATTCCTCGTCTGGCCAGACGTTAATAATTCAGGTCAGGGTAATGGTGGCAGTGGGTGTTGGTGGTAGCCTCTGGCGTGATTTCCAACCCAACTCACTGAGAGGAGTGGCGTGTGGGTAGATAGAAATTTTACATAGCGGCCATCTGCCAAGCGGTGCAGATGAATTCGTTCCAGACGATGATGCCCCAGGTAAGCCAGAAGAAAAGCCAGGGCATGATCCAGTCGGTGAAAGCTGTGCCGTGGAATGACACTTGGTATATGCAATGGGCTTTAAACCGAATTGCTCCTGATCCGGTGATAACAGAGCCGTAGTCTAGCAAACCGTTCGACGGTGATAAGAACACATCTTTTCCATTTTCTTTAGGCATACCAGTTTTAAAATATATAACCCATGGAGCTAATGGCCCTTTTATAATTGGTGTGGCAATTTGATGGGCTAAAAAAATATCCTTGCGACTACTCATTTTTCTAATATCTTCGTATTCATCCTTAATCGAAGAAAAAAGCCATGCGTGATACTTTTCTGGAATTTCTTTTGTAATGTACTCTGTGATCGCGCTCGAAATCGCCGAAGGTGTCGCCCTGCTATACTGATAATACCGCCACGCATAATACAGATACATCACCAGAATCATCGCCTTTAGCTGCCATGCCTCCAGCGTGTGAAGTCCCAGGTTCTTCAGCAGCCCGATCTCGTTGAAATCCCCCGGCCCCATGTAAAACAGAATGATCCCGATGCAGGTGATCATCAGGTTGCGCCGCTGGCGGTAGACCTTCTCTTCCATGTGCTGTCCCTCATGTCCTGTTGAACGGGCAGAGTACCGCATTCAGATGGCGGGCTGAATACCTGCAGGCACGGGTGCGAGATACGGCGACAGCAGCAGATCCCTCGGGGTGATGCGGTGGTGGCCCGCACTGCGCAGCAGCGGATGGCCGGCGGACTCGAACGCCCAGGCGACCAGCTCGCTGCAGAACCAGCGGTCGGGCTGTTGCCAGTTGCGGCGGGTGACGATGCCCGCGATCGCGGACCAGTCGTAGGGCTTGCCGAGCTGCTCCAGGGCGGTGTCGATCACGCATCCCGGCGCATCGACGGTGAAGCGGGTGACTGTCGGGAACGACTCAGGCTCACGGATCGCCACGCCGCCATCGCCCCTGGCCCCCAATAGACGGCCGTCCGGCAGTACCAGGTCAACATGGGAATATGGCGACCAGGTAAAGCGCCGGACCAGCCAACTGGCTGGCCCGGTACCGGTGCTGAATTGCAGGGTGATCACGGCTTCATCGCGTTCAGTTGGTCGATGTACGGCTGAGCGATTGCGGCGAGGTCAGCATCGTCGGCCGCGTTATCGACCGCCACTTTGCCATCCAGGCGCAGCTTGCGGATCGTCAGCAATACCGTCTCCCAAGCGGCAGCGGTCTGCTCGATGCTGACAGCGGCCTCCTCGGCGGTGATGCCTGTGGCCGTGGCCCAATCTTGGATGGCTTGCGGCACCGAATTAGGCGGGTTGCCAGCGGCACGCCATTGCTGCGTCTGCTGCAGGGCGAGGCGGTACTCTTCCTCGATTAGCTGTCCGGCGCTTACGTATCGTGCGCGCGCATTACCGGCTGCGGTATCCACTGCACGCTTGGTGCTGGCGCGGCGTTCTGCTGCCGGAACAGGCGGCGGGTCAACAAGGATAGGGCGGCCGTTCTCGTCTGCCTGGATCTGCTTACCCTGGTTCTGACCATCCATTAGTGCGCGGTACTCTGAATCCGTAATAATTACTACGTCATCAGGCATATTCTCGCCATTAATAGACTGGTCATAGAATCCGTTTTTTGATTTAGAATAAAACATTATCTCACCTTAATATCCTATTGCTACCCAGAACATTTGCACGGTCAAAGCGCTCGAATTTGGACGTGAAATTTTAAGTGAAGTAGCCCCTGAAAATTCAACAGATGCAACAACGTCCTGGGCATTTACAGGCGAACCAGCAATTCGCGTAGCTGTTGCGAACACACCACCAACCGGAAAAGTGACCGGAAGCGTAACAGTTGCAGTTGAAACGGCGCCTACTGATACAGTCCCCCACTGAATAATCATCCCGCTTGGCAGCTTCTGCCAGCCATTGCCAGATAACGATGAGGCAAAGCTGCTATCAACTGACGGCACTATAAAACAGTTCCAGGTGGCACTTCCCAGCGCAGTGATAATAGCAGTTTCACCCAGCCCAATCTGAATACTGGCCGCTGAAGTGGCTCCCGAATCAATAACGTCAGACCCGCTGGTCTGAATGATCATATTTCCGGCGGTGCCAGTATGCTGGATTGTAAACACAGATCCCACGCGAACAGCTGCCGCTGACGGCAGCGTGTGCGTGACGCCAGCTCCACCGAGGCGGATCAGTTTTCCAGCATCAGCTGCAGAAATGGTGCCAGCGGATGAATAGCTGATAACGTCAGCCAGATTGCCCAGGCGTTCCTGCACACGCGCAGGCGTCATATAATCAGTATCATTCGCCCCAGCCAACGCTGTTGTTATATCTGCCTTTGCAAGATTCCCAGTGTGGTGCAATTCAACCCAATCATTCCACGCACCAGAAGATGCGTTTTTCTGCCTGAAAAATATATCTGGTGATCCAGTGGATCCGGCTTCAATAAAATATTGAGCTTGTGTATTTGCGTTGACGGCAGGTAGAGGAATCAAAATTCCCGCACCTACACCAGTAGGCTTTCCAGATGCCGTACTATTTAGCCAAATTGGACGGCCAGGAAGTCCGTAGTTGTCTGCTGATCCATACGTGTTATCGCTATATCCAGCAATAGATAAGTCACCAACCTTTAAAAACCTGCCGGTTTGTATATCAGAAATACTCTGCGTGACCCTGCTTTGCAGGCCAGCAGGAGTGATGGCGCGCGCATTATCAGTTCCTGCCTGCGTCTCTGCATTACTTGCAAGCGCAACCACTCCTGCTACCGTTTCACTGGCTGGCGGATTGCTGAAACTGGTATCCCCAAAGGTCAGGCTGTTGGCATCCAACGTGCCCAGCACGATATCCACTGCCAGCAGCAGCGCAGAGGCGCCTGCTTTCTGAGCGATCGGATTGACCGGGTCGGAGTAGACGGCGAACAGGGTGCCGCTGTCGGTGAACAGGCCGATCTCGTTGACGGTGTAGGCATCGCCGGTTTCGTCTTTGATGGTGACGTGGATGGTATCGGCTGAGACTACCTGCCCGGCGATGGTGGCCAGACGCTTGGTTTCGGCGGTCAGGGCAGTCTGCTCAGGTGCTGGTTCGTACTGGCCGGTGCCAAGGCCGATCTCGGCGATGGCAACCGGGCCGGTACCGGTGTTGGTGGCGTTGATCACTTCGGCACGGCCGGCGTCAGTGATAGTGATCTGCAGCGGCATGTTATGCCTCCTGTAGTGTCAATCGGGTGTAGGTAACGGGACGGGCAGCGCCCTGCAGGCCCATGCCGCCTTGGAAAGGTTTCTCGGTCAGGCGCAGGCGGGCAAACGCTGCGGTGCGGATGATGCCGCCAAGGCCCAGCCCGCCAGTCGCTGACAAGCCTGCGGTAAATGTAAAGTGGCTGCGCACGGGCTTGGTGCGGCGTACCTCTGCAATGATGTCTTCCTGGTACTCGGCCGTGGCAGGCACGCTGCCACCCAGCTTCAGGACCAGCTCGAATGTGTGCGGCGTGCCTGCAGGGTCTTTCTGCCACCACTCGCGCATGGCAAGGCCACCACCGAATGACTCAACCACATCACGCACCGACTGTGCGGTGCCTTTGCGGCGCTGGATCTCGATCGCCTGGCGAATGCGCTGCCGCTTCACGGCCTCGGGCCAGTAGTCTTTCCAGGAGTCGATGGACAGCGCCCATGCCAGCCAGGGCAGCAGATCGGCCGGGCATGTATCCGGGTTCCACAGCTTTCGCAGTGGTACCGGCAGACTGGTTGCACGATCGGTGGTGGCCTCGATCGCGCGCTCGGTGTCGGTGGCGTTAGGGGGCAGCAGGCTACTCATCAATGCCTCCGTTGGTCAGCGTGATGCCGGTGCAATAGGTGGCCTGCTGACGGTCCACCACGATATCGGCGGCCGGTGAGGTCAGGTCTACTCGTTGCACGCCCGGCTGATGCAGGGCGGCGTAGATGCCGGAGAGCATCACATCACGGCCAAGTGCATGCTGCTCGGCGGCGTAGGCCTCGGCTGCCGCCTGTGCAGCGGCCATGACTTCGGCACTGCCGGGACCGGCGTAGAAATACAGGGTCGCGGTGATTGCGTAATCGACGATTGCGGCGCTTTGTACGGTGACGTGATCAGTCAGAGGCCGGACGGACTCGGCGGACAGGGTCGCGTCCACGGCATCGAGCAGCGCCTGATCGGCGGTGCCGTCACCGGTGCGGGACAGGACGGTTACCACCACATCGCCGGGAGTCGGGCTGATTGCACTGGCATCGAGCACATCGCCATCGGCGCTGAGCGTGTGGAATATGTACGCGCCCTCCGGGCCTGCGGTGCTGTAGCCTTCCAGCGCGAGGGTGATGCGGCGGCGGTAGTCCTCGTCGGCTTCGTAGGTAGCCGGTACCGGCGGTACCGCATCTGGATCACCGGCATCGATCAGCAGGCGGGTGACGCCGAACAGGGCGCCGAGGTTGTCCAGGTCGGTGCCCAGGGCATAGGCGAGCATGTTGGCCTTGGCGGCTTCGTTCACGCGTTGGCGCAGTAGAACCTCGCGATAGGCTGCAACTTCCAGAATCTTGTAGGCAGGATCAGACTCGACCATGGCATCAAAACCAGAATCCCTGGCTTTGAGATCGGCCACCATCTCCGCAAGGATGACCTCAAAGTCCAGCTGTTCCACTACATCTGGCGGAGCCAGGCGGGAAAGGTCGACCGCTGTAAATCCACCTGCCATTAGTTCACCACGATGCCTTCCAGGGTAACCTTCTGCCCATCCGGCAGGTATTCCCCTGTTATTGTCAGTACAACGCGCCCGGGCTCAGCCGATACGGCGCGCACTTGTGTAAGCTTCAGACGGGGTTCCCAGCGGCGCAGTGCTTCGGCTGTAGCCGCATATAGCTGCAGCAGCGTGCTTCTATTGATAGGAGCATCAACCAGCTGATATAGGCGGCTGCCATACTCGCGGCGCATCACCCTGCTGCCCACCGGGGTGGTCAGGATATCGGTGATGCTCTGCCGTAGATGATCAATACCGCTGAGGCGTGCGCCAGTGTTCGCATTCATTCCGTCCATGCTGCAATGATGGACAGCTCATGCGGGCCGATCCTCTGGCGCGTTTTCCTTACTGTGCGGGTCCGGTGGTGCCGCCGCTGTCACCCGGGTGGGTGTGCTTTTTCACGCTGATGCCGTCTGCGGTCAGGTCGCCGCCAGTGATCTTGACGTTGCCCTGGATGCTGGCCGTTGTGCCGGTACCGCCACTACCCGCCATGCCTGCCTGATAGGTCAGCAGCCCCTGCACGGTAAGCTTGCCGGTGACGGTGGTCTGAGGGCTGTCGATGGTGACAAGAGTGGGTGTTTTCACTGTGACGTTGCCGACGCATTCGGCAGTCAGGTGATGGCTGCTGCTGTCGTACTGCAGGCGAGTTCCATCCTCGAACTCGATGAGATCAAGATCAGGATTGGTTGAGGGGGCATCCAGGCTGCTGGAATACAGCATGCAGATGATGGTTGCCTGCGCCAGCTCACCAGACGGTGCAACCATAACCACCTGCTGCCCCTCACGCAGTGGGCGCCAGCGTCTGAAGTTGCGGCCCATTTCCACCGGCCACGGCAGCCAGGCGCTGTTCATGCCGCCCGCTTCCACGCGGATCTTTTTGGCCGCATGATCCACAGCGCTGATCACGCCGATTTTCACCATGTTGGCCAAACGACGCTCTACTTCAGATAGACCCCAGGCGTTCACCGATCTCCTCCATCCAGACGATCATAATCCTGCTCATGGTCTACCCCGATGTCAGGATCGTGGCTATACAACACTCCATCACTTGCAGGTGCAGGCACCTCTTGCCATGCTCCAGCAGGATTCTCTGGGTCTACCGGCGCAGCAAAGACTGGCTGGCCGCTACGCAGCTGCACCTCAATCGGCTGTTTCGGGTCGTACACGTTGCCACCCAGCTGGATTTCCATCCGTGCTGGGAAGTTATTGCCATCCCAGACAGTCGCGCCCAAGTGGATGATATGCTGCCACTCAATGCGCCAGACCTCGTACTGGTCCAGCTCAGGACTGAAGTCGTCCGGCGTAATGGCCGTGACCTCAGCAGGAGAAATCGGCTGTCCAAATCGGTTGGCCTGAATGAAAACACCAATCGCGGCGGCCAGTTTGCGGATCTCGCGCTTGGCATTCGCGGTGCGGAATCCAATGATGATGCGCGCTTCAAAACGCGCCAGCATCGCCAGCTGCTCAGTACCCGGGGCATCATCCGGCGAGCCTTCCATATCAGCCAGTTCGATCAGGCACGCAGGGGAGGCCAACCGCTTTCGCTCTTCGTGATAGTCATCAACCGTGGCCAGGTCGGGGAACTGCAATGCGATCGCATCAATGATGGACTGGTGTAGTTGGTTCAGATCGATCTCGGTGTTGGCATCCATTACTTGCGCCCTACTCCGTAAATCACACGCGCTCTTAGATCGGAGGAAAAGTGCTTGAAGAAGATTGAGCCCAGGTTCTCATCAGTGAAAACCTCGTCCTCGATGTAGGTCTGCATCTGGTCGCTGACGGGCAGCGTCTCCTCATGTATCGGGAGACGTGCCTCTTTGCTGCGCTTGAAGATTGAACGTTTCCCGTTTCCCACTTTCGCAACAAAACCGCCCGGGAAGTCATGCCCTCTGAATGAGGCACCGGTGCGGGTCTTCGTTGGCGTGCCCTTAAAGGAAGAGACAGCCATATCGTTGGCACCAAACCAGATCTTCACCTCATCCAGCGTGGATGTTTTTTTCAGGCGCAGGGTTTTAAGTCGCCGGCGCAGCTCTTTTGCATTGCGTAGCCCAAGTTCTGATACCAGTCCTTTGCTGGCAATGCGTCGCAGGCTCTTGGCTGTGCGGTTGATTGCCCGTCCATATGCCATCTGAACCTGCTTTTCCGTTGCACCCAGTTCATCTTGAAGGTCGACAATCTGCTGGTAGTCGATATCCATGTACAGCATGGACTACCCCCGTGGCGCCAGATCCAACAACGCCATGCCTGTTCCATCCGGCTGCGGGCTGGTCATGATATCCATCACCATTCCATCGATGCTGATGGTGTCGCCTCGCGTCACGCCCTGGACGTCCGCTTCCTTGCAGGTAAAACGAGGCCGTCTGGTATCCATATCGTATTCGCCCAGCTCTGCATTCAGGTAGGGGTCATCATAGATACCCGTAACGGTTCGGCTGGTGGCGTCCTGCAGATCGATGACCGCCTGAACGGCAAACTCTTCGGCGTCCAGGAAATCGTCCAGATCTTCCCAGTCAGGGGCTGGCATTACTGATCAGCCTCGGAAGCCGCTTCAATCGCTGCGATCAGCTCGTCTTTCTTCATCGACTTGAAGCCTTCGATGCCGATATCACCGGCCAGCTTCTGCAGGTCCGCCACGGTCATTTCTGTCAGGTCAGCGTCAGCTGCAGATTCCACATCCCGCTCATCCGCAACAACCGCTTTACCTCGTGCCAGCAGGTTGCGGGCTTCCTTCTCGGTCACTTCAATCAGGTTGCCCGCGGTGACGATCTCGCCTTCCATCACGATGGCAGAGGTCAGTTCAAGCACGATGAGGTCGGTTTTTTTGGCCATGCTCATACTCTCTCAGTTGTCAGAAAAAAGGGCTGCGCCGGGCAGCCCTGGTGATGAGGGGTTAGGTTGCGTCACGACCCAGACAGAAGGACTCGACACGGCGCAGGATGAAGTCCACATCCTGCATGGCTACTACGCGGACACGACCCTTGGCGCTGTGGGTATAGGGGTCAACGGTCAGATCCAGGCCGCCCCACATGCCGATCAGCAGGTCAGCGAAGTTGCCGAAGAACATGTCACCATTCTGAATCTGGTTGGTGACCTGGGTGCCATAACCGTTCACCGTATTGCCCGGCTCCCAGATCGGAGAGCCATCGGTGCCGCTGAACTTCTGGGTGGTTTTGAAGTGACCGCGCATGCCGCTGTTCATCACATAGGCCATGCTGTTCACATCAGCGTTGTCCGCCGCAATCTCCGACTCCATTTTCACCACTTCGGCATAGGTCGGCAGTGCGCCTGTAGCACCAGAGGTCGCACCAGCAAAGTCCACGGCATTGATGCCGGTGGCATTGGCGATGCCCAGCGGCTGGTTGCCAGAACCGGTTCCGTAAAAACCAGCTTTGTCGATGGTCAGCGCCAGCGCGCTGGCCAGGTCGCGACGGATCAGCGCTTCAACATCCAAGCTGGACTGCATCAGCAGCTTGCGGGTGACTTCAGACAGCGCGGCGACTGTCTTCGGAGTCATCCCGATCTGATCCAGCTCCAGGCCGTCTTCAGTCGCGTCTTCGTCTTCACCGATCCAGTAACCGGTAGCACCAGCAGACTGACGCGGAATGGCGATGTTGCCGACCAGTCCACCCATGGTGGTACCCAGCTGCATCAGTACCGCACGGTTACGCAGCATCTCCACGAAGGACTGGCTCATCAGGTCGGTGCTGATGGAGTAGCCGCCGGTATCACCGGCTGCGGTACCAGTGGTGGTGGAGTTCAGCGCACGGCGCAGCACATCCGCAGGCACCAGGATGCCTTCCGGCTCCTTGCCGGCACGCTTGGCAGCGGCGCGACTGGCTTCATATTCGAAGGCAGCCGCCTCCTGAGCCCGCTTGTCAGTCGGGTTGGCCAGTGCACGCAGCGCACGGATGAAACTGAACTGACGCACTTCGTTGTCAGACATGCCGATGTCGGCACCGGTTTCGTCACCCAGCGGCTTACTGCGCTCAGCGTTCATGTGGTCCAGCAACTGACGCTGGAAGTCAGCCACGCTGGTGTTGCCTTTGACCGCATCGCGGGCCAAGTCTTCAGCACCGTACTGCTCAGCCATCTCCATGATGGAGCGGACTCGGTTGCGTTCGGTTTCGGAGCCTGTGCGCTGTGCAGCACGCTCACCGTCACCGGCCTTTTCCAAGGTTTCGAGCACCTTGGTGATGTTGCCATCTTCGTCGACCAGCGCTCGCACCAGGTTGCCCTGGGCGTCTCGCAAAATCTTTTCGTTCATATCGGCGGGTTCCTGTTTGTCCGGATTGCCAGAATTATCGTCAGTATTACCAGACCGCTGCCCCTCATCCTCTGGCGCGTTTTCCATACTTCGACCCACCCCCACGGTGGGATCAGCAGGCACGCTGACCAGACTTATTTCATAGGGCTCCCAGTCAGTGACGGTCACCAGATCTGCCATGCCGCTGCGCTCTTCGATCTCCACCCTGTGGACTCGATAGCCAACGGAAACGTGCCGGATGATCTCGTCAACTACGTCCTGGAACATTTCGCTGGCACGCGCGCTTTTGCCAAAGCGCACCACTGCACGGCCCCGCCGATCAGCGCCAATCTCTATGCTCTCAACCACTGCAACCTGGTCTTCCCAGTTGTGCATCCACAGCACAGGTGCCCCGTTTTCAAGGCGTTCTGTGCGCATGGCACCGGGTGCATGGCTCAGGACTTCAACACCGAACCAGCGCTCGACCTCAGCCTCAGAGCTGAACGCCAGTTCGACAGTGCGTTTCGCTTCATCCATGACGCGGGTGACTTCCGCAAAACGGAACACCCCGCCGTCACGGGTATTGATCTGCTCAGGCGTGATGCTGCGCTTGAAGTACGCGCCGCTAATCGCCAGCATTTTGTTCAGTGCTTGCCGGTTCATTCCCAGCGCCTCCCATCTTGATGCCCATGGCCGTGCTGATAAATTCGTCGGGGATGCCTGCTGCCTTCATCGCCTCAATATCCCGCGCCAGCTCACGCCACACGGTTTGCGGATCCCGTCCCTGGTTGCGGATGACCTGACTGGGTGAGTCGATCAGGTTCTGAACGCTGCGCTCGGCGGCATCCATATCGGCCCGTGGATCGATCCATTCCCAACGGCGCGGCTGCCAGCTGACATTGCGGTACTTATCCAGCCGTTCAGCCTTCAGAGGCTTGCCGTTTACCTTGATGCGGCCCGCCAACAGCTGACGCGGCAGCCAAGCCTCGAACACCGGCTCGATCAGTTGTTCAATGAGCCATTCCTGCAGGTCTTTCCAGTTGTCGCGCTCATCCAGCTTGCCCTGGCGGATAGAGCTGAAGTTCACACCCTCAAGGTCATTGGCCAGGTTGTTGTAAGCCACACCCCACCCACTGGCGAAGCCTCGCAGCATCGACTTGTGGAACGGCGCAAATTCGCCAGACGGGTACTGAGGATTCCACTCTCGAAAGCGCACCCCGGCCGGCAGCTCCTGAAAGCTGCCCGGGTCTGCATCCATGTAGAGCTCTTCATCCTCGTCCTGCTCAGGGCCGTAACCTTCCTCCCACTCGAAGAAGCCACCCTTGGCCGCTGACACGCGGGCATTGACCAGTGCTGCCTTCTCGAAACCTTCCAGCATCTTGGCGCGCCAAAGACCCGTGGCCATCCAGGGCAGGCCTCGCTTCTGCCCAACGATATCCGGCAGAAAACCGTGAATGATCTGCTTGGCAGGTACACGCACGTAGTGGCGACCGCCATAGGAATAATCGGCGTCGGCAGCTTCAGTGGTGGTGAAGTAGTAGGCCAGCGGTTTACCGTAGCGGTTGAACTCGATTCCGTGACGGACGAACTTGCCGCCGGTCATCTTCTCCTGGTCAAAGTCCACCGGGCAGCGCTGGGGGTCCAGCACCTGCAGGGCAAAGCCCCATTCACCCGCATCGCTGCCGGTGATGATGCGCACCATGAATTCACCATCCTTGGCCGCGCTGGTGGTACAGATCGACTGCAGCGAGCGCCAGGACAACTGGCCGGTTACATCACAGTTCTGGCGTTTTCCCCAGGCATGCCATGCCGCCTCGATGGCATCGTTTGCCAACTGGTCCAGCTTGCCGGACGGGTCTCGACTCTGCGCCTGCAGCTGCACCCCGCGCTGGCCAACGATGTTCTGGCGGCACATGCGTAGATAGGCCTTGGCATAGTCGTTATTGGCTGCCTGCTCACGACTTCGCGCCACGATCACCCGCTGGTTGCGGCGGACAATATCGTCCGCTGTCAGCGGCATGGTGCCCCAGCTTTCGGTCAGCCGATCCGACTGACCGGCGTCAAACATGCGAGCGAGGTGACGACCAAGACCAGTGAACTTGCGGCGGGCTTTTTCATCCTGCTGCACAGGGGCGGTCGCTTGTTCCTGGTTACGCTTTCCGAATCCAAACACAGATTAAAACCTCACCATGACGTTGCGGCCCAGCAGTGACTGGCCCTTGGCAGCCGCCTTGGCGCGGCGAACCTCCTCCTTGAAAGTGCTGCGCAGCTTCAGTAGGTCACCGATTGGTGTGCGCTCCAGCTCCCGGTTGTTGATCTTGTACTTCTGCTGATCCTTGGTGGCACGGCCCTGAATAACAGCCTCAATGGCATCCAGCACCTTCTCGGCGTAGATGCGGCCATCGTAGCCTTCAGGCATCGCGGCCAGATCGGGCTTGATGGTGAGCGTGCCCTGATCCACCTCATGCACATTGGCACCGTCCGACACGCGCACACTGAACCAGTAATCCCCCGGCAACCATGCGGCTGTTGTGATGGCGTCTACTTGGATCAGGTGCTGAGGATCAGAAGCGGTGGCGGTCAGGTCGATCGACTGAGGACCGCGCAGAATGACAGACAGGCTCCAGCTCGGTGCCGGATACGCCGTCAGCGTAATCGGTACATCCAGGGTAAGCCCTGCGGTAATGCTGTTCGGTAATAGATCTGACACTTAGAATCACCAGCCATTGACCCAGCCCCCTTTGCGCTTGCCGGATTTGCGAGCGCGGCTGGATTGCCTTATGCGCTTAGTCTTGCGGACTGGCTTGGCTTGATCCTCTGGCGTAGTTTCCACGGCCAGTTTGGATTTCGTCTCAACTCGATTACTGGTCAGCACATCACGCAGCTTGATGGCTGTTTCAGCCACCTGCTCTGACCAATCGTCATCAATGGCTGGATCGGTGTCATCCTCCACTACCAGCCGCTTTGCAAGCCGCGCCATGTTTGGGTTCAGGATCTTCAGGGCAGCGAGCGCGTACACACGGCAGTCAAAGGCCTCATTTCGGTCACGGGTCTTGTGCCACTCCCTGATCGGGAAGCCTTTGATGTACTTGGTGATCAGTTTCTCGGCGGTAATCTGGTGGAACCACTCGGCGTCACGCTCATCCGGAAAGTGGCAGTAACCCGGCCCCGGCGCTTTGATTGCCAGTCGCTTGGCCACGATCATCTTGGCTTCATCGGTACCGATGGTGAACAGGTCGACTGGACGCTGGCCACGGCCGGTACGCTTCCGGCTGGGTGCGCTAACGATCGGACGGCCCCAACCGCCCACGCCTTTGATGGCAAACAGACGGCGACCCGTCTTGCCCTTGGCGTATTCATAGGCTGCCTGTGTGTAACCGCTGTTGCCGCCGGTATCCAGGCAGGCGGCGCTGATCGGCAGTTGAGCGCCAGACTGGTGCATCCACGTCTTTGCCAGGTAATCGTCCAGATCATCCCAGACATCGCCCTGCAGCGGATCCCCCCATAGCACTTGGTAATCGACGGACCATGACTCATCGCCCAGACCCCATGCCACGGTCTCGACTTCCAGTCGGTCCTGCTGCATGTCCACCCCGGAGGTCAGCACCAGCCCTCCCGCCGGTACCGGGGCGCGGTATTTCTCAGCGCGCTCAATCAGCCCGGTACTGTCGACCTGATCGCCCCGCTCCTCCCACGTTTCAGCCAGACTGACGTTAACGAAGGTCTGCAGGTCGCCGGCAGCCTTCTTATCCAGGAACGACTGAACGATGTCGCCCAATCGGCGAAAGGTACTGTAAAGCTCGTTCAGGTGGTAGGAGGCGTGACCGCGGAACGGCTTGGCGGCTTTCCAGCCGGCGCCAATCTCCTCGGCGGTCCTGATCGCCGCGATGCGCTCGGCATCCGTCCAGCCTGGGGCACAGCCATTCACGCACATATAGCGCGCAGTCTCTGGCAGGTGGTTGCCCTCTTCATCCTGCTCCCACGTCACGTTCTGCCACTTGAGCGGCTGATGTTCACCGCAGTGCGGGCAGGCTACGTGAAACCGGCGCTGATCGCCCTGCTCGAAACTGGATTCGATCCAGCTTGCCCCTTTCGTGGTAGGCGTGCTGATCTCCAACAACAAGCGCTGATCACCAAAGGTGGCCGCACGCTGCCACAGCAAGCCGACCGGATGGCCCTCGTTGGTACGGTCATAGCCGTCCGTTTCGTCGCAGACGATGAACGGAGCCGACCGACCTCGCATGGTCTTCGGACTGCCCGACCAGCTGAACATCATGAAACCGCCTGGGTAGGACTTCATGCGCTGGTTGTTCACACCGTCACGGCCGCGCGGCTTGGCGATGAGCTCCTGCAGCTGGTCGTTGTTCTCCACCAGTGGGTTGAACTTGGTTTCCAGCCAAGTGGTCAGGTCGCCCTGACTGGGCTGCATCATGATCTGGCTACAGGGGTTCTGGGCAATGCGGTACGACTGGGCACACAGCGCCAGCATAGTTTTACCTACCTGAGCACCCCATTGCAGCGTGATCCGCTGGCAGCTGGGGTCCGCCGTCATATCAAGTGGCTCTCGCTGGTAGGGAGCGTTATCAAAGCGGATAAGACCGGGCACTGCGTTGCCGATCGGGATCTTGACGTTGGCTTCGGCCCAGCTGGAAGGCTTAAGGTCGGGCGGTGGCTTGAAGTGCACCTGAGCGGCACGCACCGCTTTGACCAGGCCGTTCAGGTTTCGGAACTGTAGCGCTGCCGTCACGCCGCTTCCTCTTCGATCTCGTCTTCGAAGTCACACTCGGTCAGCAGGCTGCTCGAAGACAAGGCCTCAAGCGACTGATCAATCTCGGAGATCAACACCTTCTTGATCCGGGTCTCGTCTTCTTCGCCGATGAGCCTGCCAGCAACGCGGCCGGGGATGTTGCGCATGTTCGCCTTCACTTCCGCGAACACCTTGGCCAGCCCTTTCTGGATATCCTCGACCACCGCCACTTCACTTTTAGCCTTGGCCAGATCCAGCTCGGCCTTGGCGGTCTCGGCGGCCAGCTTGCGCCGCTTCAGCTCATCCTCATCTACAAAGTCACCGCCGCCGGTGGCGTTGATGATCGCCTGCTCTTCGCGCCACTCAGCCACTGCCGTTGAATCAAACACCCACTCTTTACCGCGCCCGCCCTTCTTCACATAGGGCATGCCCTGACGCACCCAGGCCATGATGGTCTGGCGGTGCTTGCCGTAGTGATCTGCGAGTTCGGAAGTGTTCAGCTTGGCCATCTGCTCAACTCAAATGACGATGATGAAATGAATCTGGAAGTCCACGCACAAGTATAAAAATGCGCGGCCGTGTCACCCGCAAGGGTGCCCCCTGAGAAAGTACCTTGGGAAACAATGGCTTGGTTACTTGGCATCTTTCCTAACGCCTCGCTGTGCCACCACGCCTGCGATACTGTCGACCCCTTTGCCGACCTGACGCAGGCCTGCATACGCCCAGGGTAGTGTCAGCAGTAGCCCCAGCACATACACGTCAGGCTCTTCATTGGCGAACACATAGCCCAACGCAGCGAACAGACTGACCCATGACTGACCAGGGCGCGTGCGCCGAACGAACTGATCCTCGGCCCGGTCAGCATTACGGATAGTCTCCTGAGTGGTGTGGTGAGCGGCCTGCTGATCCTGCAGCTCAAGCTCCTTCATGGCCCGGATGTGCTCACGCACACTGGCCTCATTCTGGTAATACAGCTCCTTGAGCCTCACCAGCGCATCAGGATTGGTCTGTAGTTGCTGCAGGGCCTGTACTGGATCATCGGTCCCTGTTGCCCCACTCACCAATGAGATGCCGGCGGCAACCGCACCGGGCGCATTCCCGGTCAGTAGCGAGCCAACCAGTGCGGCACCGGTACCGGCGTTACCCTTTATCCAATCGCCAACGTCTGACCAGCTCATGCCGCCACCTCGGCTTCGATCTTGGCGCTCGCCATGGCCGTCTTAACCGTTCTGGTGCTCCAGCCCCGACCGAACCGCTGCCACCCTGCAAGGGCCGCATAGTGCGCCAGCCGCTCTGATGCAAAGCTCGGCAGGATATGAGCCGGATCGGCCTTGTTGGCAGCCGCTCGGGTGACCGGCCCCATGATCCCATCATCCTTCACGCGCAATGCTCGCTGCAGTAGCTGGACGGCCTGACGCACCCCCATGTTCACCGCCGTATCAAACAGGAACACAGCCACGCACGGCTGCAGTTCAGGGCAGTCAGCAGCCAGCCAGTAGTCATTGAAGTAAATGCTGCGCACCTGCTCATGAGACGGCCGGCCATTGCTCCACGCATCAGGATGAGCCCGAGCACTGATCCCCAAGTACGTTTCACCGCCCGGATCGGCGGGGTCGTTGACGTAGCCACCCTCGTGTTCCAACACCAGCGCCAGCGCAAAATCGAACAGCTCCATGATCACCCCCTATGCCCAGAAAACGCCCTGACAAACAGCTGCAGGCCCACCAGCATGCCGAAATGAACCATCTGCCAGGCCAGCAGTGTCAGAGAGTCGTGGTATTGCTCGGCATCCTTTGCGATCCAGGTGAATGCCAGAAAGAAGAAGGCCAGCCCGCAGAATATGGGCATGACCAATGGGCGTGGATCACGCCCTTCAACCTTGTGATGCAGAGCTGCAATCGCGCTAATCACCAACCAGGCGGCAGCTCCCATATTGACCAGCGTGAACAGTGAGTTGATCGACATTACCGCCTCCCTCTGAAGATCACCTCCAGCAGCGTTTCGGGTTGCTCCCGTATCCGCTTGCCGAGCGCCAGCAGGGCCATGATCAGATCCTCAGCCAGAACAGCTGAAACCCCGACGATTGCACCGCGGGTGCCATCACTCATCCCGTCCACATCGCCCAGGTACAGATTCACCATGCTGCCCACAAACAAACCGACCGTAACGCCCCGGGCAATACCCAACAGCGTCAAACGGTTCACACTGAACAGCAGGCGGACGGCAACGGCCACCAATGCAATCGCAATTGGCACTCCCCACTGTATGGCCAGACGTTCCGCTTCATTCCTCACGAGATACCCACCATGCTCTGATCCATCATGCTGGGAGTATTACTGTTGCTCGCCCCAGGTTCCTCTGGCGTCCTTTCACCCTGTCAGAACAGGTCTATTTGCTTCCAAGCAGGCCCTGCTTTACCAATGTCCCGCTGATACCCTTCCTTCGGCTCCATTGCCCACAAAATGTTGCGGACACTGCGCTCCGTCATCTGAATGGCGTCCGCTATATCGCCGATATCCATACCGTCCTCGTACATGCGCGCCACCGTCTGGTTCCGGTAATGCCTCAGCACGTTGCGACAGGTACCCAGCTGCAGGATCATGCCCCCGAAAGCAGCCACCAAGGCCTTGGCATCCTCCCAGCCCAACAGCTCAACGAGCATGTGGTCACTCGAAAGCTGCTGCGGCACATACAGCACAACCCGCCATGCTCGCTTGCCGCATCTGGGTAGCTGCCCCACCAGATACAGGGCGCGCTCTCGTCCTATGACATCAGCGATCTCTTGAACAGATTGCGGCAATGCTGCACCCACGGTGACACCTCGCCTTAATCGATTTTGCTGCCGATTGATTGTGCTGGCGCCAGCCTCGCATTGATCTGCTTAAGCTCTGCGATATCGCGCTTGGCAGAGATCAGCGCACTCGCAAGAGCGTCAGCCAGGTCGTGGTAATAGTCCTGCTCCACGTCCACCAGACCCAGCCCGCCACACTGGCCACAGGTGTACTCAGATACAGCCCCACGGATCACACCTGTACCGAGACACTGATCGCAACGTGTGCCCTTGGGCGCTTCAATCCTGAGCGGACGATTCTTGAGCTTACGCTTTTGCACGCTGCTGCCTCCTTGCTACCGACAGCGCCAGCATGGCGGCGTCTCGAGTGTCTTCGTTACTGCGCCCGGTCCAGCCGGTCAGCTTCTTGAACAGATCCGCCTTCCGTTTGGATGCCTTGGCAGTACCGCCCAGCGGTTTGACCAGTGTGTAACTGGCGCCGATCCGGTCCAACCACATCACGATCAGCTCACCACTGTGCTTCACCCGGCCAACCTTCTGGCTGATGCAGTTCATCTGAGCCTGTTCTTTCTGTCGCGAGCCCCGCTGGATGTTGCGGGCGTAGGTCGCTTTATTGGTCTGGACATTCTCAACTGCGAAGTGAGCGCCAGCCTGGTGCTGCTCTATGGTCCACTCCTGCAGGTCAAAGAAGTTCATGGTCTTGAGGTCAACCAGCTGGCCATCCTGAACAATGCCGACCCCGCTCTTCTTTGAATCTGGATCAATACCTATAATCAAACTCAAAACGGAATCCTCTCATCTTCTGGTAACCGCACAGCCAGTGCGCGTAGATAGTGAAACCGGTAACACCCCTCAGTGATCCACTGATACCCGGGCAAATCATTCACCGTGCGCACATCAATCAAGTGGTAGGCAAGCTGCTGTAGGGAATGGTCAATCCGACAGCGCTGGAGGCGATCACCTGCCGGGATCTGGATCCCATTAAACCGGCAGTCCTGTTCAAGGGCTGAAAATTCAACCCGGGCCGCGCGCCAGCAGCTGCGCCACAAGTCTCGTGCATTAATATCCATGATTCTTCCTTTTGATCCTGATCATGCGTTCCCGAATATCGTCACGGAGCGAGGCCGTTTGTCGTTTTGCCCATTTCACCTGCTGGGCCTGAGGCTGGCTCAACAACCAGCGGGCTAAGCAATCACGGCGATAGTCTTCACTGGTGTTGGACTGATTTGGGCTCATCACAATCACCAGTTGTGGTCGTCATTCATAACCCCATCCATCACCAGCGCGGAAACCGCTGCCCTTCTTTGCTGGCGCGAACCCACAACAGCGCCTGTTGCCGCCGCACCTGCTGTCATCACGCGTTGTAGCTGGCGCAGCAGCTTGTGCTCCCACTGGGCCTGAGTTGCCTGATCTCCACGGGCCTCCCAGTAGCTCCGGAATTCACCCAGAATCTCCTCCTGCTGGGCAGGCTCCAGGCGTTGCAGGCTCACACCCGCCATCCGGCAGCGCTCGGCAAACCACTCGCTGGGCACCCACTCGAAGTGCATGGCGAAGCGCTTGCCTGCGCCAGCAGTTGCAGCGGTGGCCGGTAGCGTCTCGCTGGGTTCAGGGTTGAACAGGTTGGACAGGTTGGACAGGAACGGATCCTCAGCCTCGGTGCTGGCGCTGGCTAGTCGATCAGCATGATCGGTCGCCTGCTCGTCGCTGCTGGACGCGTCAGCGTCATCAACAGGTTCAATGACAGGTTCCTTGGTAGGTTCGGTGATAGGTTTGGGTGCAACGGTTGCACCCCCATTCGGAAACGGTTGCACCCCCTCCCCGCAATCGTTGCACCCCCCTGTGTCGCCATTTGCGGGGTAGGGTGCAGTATTTGCACCCCCGTTGTTGCGGGCCTTGCGCGTGCGCACGATCTGGGGCGCATTGTGCAACATCAGCCGGTAAAGGTTGCTCGACGTTGAGCCAGACTGAGTTTTGCGGGTACGGATCTCGATAATCCCCTTCTCAGCAAACTCAGCCAGATAGTTCTGCACAGAGCGCTCCGACACACCCGCATCCAGCGCCAGCGTGGATACTGACGGATAGCAGAAGCCGTACTCATCGGCATAGTTGGCCATCATCATCAGCAGGCACTTCTTGTTGCCAGGCAGATCAACATCAACGGCGGCAGCCATCGCTTGAAAGCTCACTGCATCACCTCCGCGGCATGGCCGATCTTGCCGTTCCAGGTCTTTTTCATGGGGAGTTCTTCTTTGGTGTACAGCTTGAAAAGGCGGACAGCGCCAGCACGCAGCAGAACCGGGTAATAACGCTCCTGCTCCTCTCCAGTGTTGGGGTTTGTCCAAATAGTGGTGCGTTCGGCCAAATACGTGTCACGGGCCTTGCTGTTCACCCGCCAGCCACTGAAGCCGTCACGACGCAGCCAGCCGATCGCGGCCAAGTACTTCTGGATCTCTTGGCAGTTCACCCCGTTGAGAGTGCGCGCAAAGTCAGTAATGCGCATACCATCAGTGAAATGCGCCTGCAGGTGCTCCAGATCCTGACGAACCTGCTGATTCTCCAGCGCCAGCTGCTGGCCCCGCTCAACAGCATCAGCCCAAGCGCGGGCGGCAACGGCGGGATTGTTGAAGTCGGGCAACTGGTAAGCATTATTTACATGTTGCTGCTCGAGCTGGGGCCAACGGTCCACGATGGCGGCGCGGTACTTGATGCTGTAACCAGCCACCAGGATGTCGCACTCACGGCGCGGCAGGTTGAAGCAGTCATACTCCTGACCATTGCCAGCTTTATACACTCCTGAAAATTCAGGAGTGGCCAACCCGAGCTCAGCCAGCATCTTGCGAACATCAGCCATCACGTTGTCGTGACGCTTATCGCACAGCCTGGCAATCTCGATGCTGCTCATAGTAAGCAGCTGATTGTTGTCGATCTTCATCATCTGGTTCATAATGAAACCTCGTTTTGAGTTAACCCGGTGCGGCTCCCCAGCCATTCAGCATCGGGTTTTCTTTTGCCTGATCGAAGCGTTCCTTCGGTACGATTCGTGCGCATGGTTCCTTTGCAACTGAACAGCACCCTCATTCCCTGCCGCCCCGATACGTTTTAAAGCAGCGAGGATGCTGTTCAGTTGCCCCTCTCTGTCGCCACCGGCGAGGGGTACCGGTATTCCGTGAACCTTCATGGCTTGCAGATTGTCTTGGGCGCCGATCTGCCAGCGGCACTGCTCACCCTGGGTAAGATGTTCTGCCCGTCTTTCCGAGCTGTCCGCGACCCTACTTGTACCCGGCTCTGCCCCACTGCAGGGGCCCGATCTGTTCGGGAGGACGCCTGACTAAGCCCTGAGGCCCAAAGGAGCGCCATCGTCCTGCTGCCGAGGTTTTTCCATGTCCAGGCACTCACGGCTTATCCTGGTCGGCGCCTTCCCCCGCCGCTGGGTCGCTGCAGGCCGCTTACACGTCCGGCTGGTAAACTTTTTCCAAATGGTTAGCACTGCAATTCAGCATGGCCGCAGCAACTGGGTAACGCGCCTGCACACAGCCGGAAAACTCACGCAAGAAGAGGATGCAGTCATCAAAGTTTGCGGGCTTGCGCGGCTGCGCAGTCAGGTGGCGAACTTCCGCCAGCGCCACATCGATGGTGCACTGGTCCAGATCAATCACCGGAAGCGGTTGATCAAACACCACCTCTTCCAGCACCACGTTGTCATCGGTGCCAGCTGACGCATCAGAGCTTTCAAGATCGTCAGCATCGGCATCAGCGCCAGCCGGCGCGACTTCGATCAAGCCGTGCAGCTCCGTGTGCCCTTTGTCAGTCAGGTGGTACTGGCTTTTCTCACCCAGCCCAACGCGCAGCACCAGACCGCTCTCGGTCAGATCCATAAGCACTTTGTTGAAGTCCCCTGCCTTGTTACACGTCAGGGAGCGAGACATCGCCAGCCCAGGCGCAATGCCCGGCGCGTCAGCAATGATCTTCAAGATCTCGGTTTTGCGGGTTTCGTGCTTGTTCATTTTTCACCTGTATGGATTTACATGAGCCGGGCCGGATAAAAAAAACAGGCGCCAGCAGGAATACTGGAACCTGTCAGGCGGCGACTAATTCGGGCCAGATAACACGCCAATCGTCAGGCCGCAGCTGCTTTCTGGTAACAGCTCCGCAGGTTTCTTTTTCGAGACGCGCGGCCAGCTCAGCAGATGCTGTCTTGTTTCCGTAGGCGATCTGGCGCAAGTACCCGCGAGTGGTTTTGGTGCGCTTCACCTGTTCATCGCTTGCTGTCTTGGCCCAGTCCAGCAGTGCTTTGTTCTTCATTCGGTTTCGGTCCGTTGGTCAGACATAGCGCAAGTATTACCCTTGGGTAATCATATTTCAATACCTGCAGGACATTTACCTTTGAGTAACAACTGGTAAGACTTGGGACATGGAAACTCGAGAGATACGCCGGAAAAACCTCAAGGCATTAATGGACCACCTGTTTGGAGCAGAACGTGGGGCTCAACGCCGCATGGCAGAAACGATAGGTCGTCAGCCTGACTACATATCAAGATGCCTATCTGACCCTTCCAAAAAGGGCGCAAAGGCAATTGGTGAGGACTTGGCGCGGGAGATAGAGAATGTATTTTCCCTACAGCGCTATTCTTTGGACTCTGTCGAGTTCTCACCGAGCACTGGCGGATCTACTGGTGACAATCGAAAGGAGCAAAACAAGGACAGCAACGTGATAGCCGCAGATTTCCAGAAAGGACGCCTCAAGGAAGGCGAAATCTCCATTCCCCAGTTTGATGTACGTGCGGCAATGGGCCCCGGTCAGGTCGCGCCTGATTACGTCGAGACAATCCGGCATCTGACACTCCACCAGGGTTATTTATCCACACTAGGCGTGCGTTATACGCAGCCTGGCAATTTGGCGATCGTGACCGGTTACGGTCAAAGCATGGAAGGCACCATCAACGACGGCGATCCGGTCATTATCGACCGCGGTGTACAGACGTTCATTGGCGATGGCGTGTACCTGCTCACCTGGAATGATTTGCTCTTCATCAAACGCCTGCAGATGGTGTCGGCCACAGAAGTCGAGCTGATCAGCGACAACCCAATGCATAAAGACAGGGTTGTGAGGTTGGATGAGCTCACCATCCACGCAAAGGTGTTATTGGCCTGGAACGCCAGAAAGCTTTAGACCAACCGGCCACCGTGCAAGGAGTGCTGCCATGTCGATCCATTTACTGCCCTCCGATAAATTTGTTGGGCAGATTGCACCACCAAAGAAAACGGGGATTAGCGCTTTATTCAGAGCAAAGATTGAATTAAACGACTCACCTGAGTGCTGCTTCGTTAAACCGTTGCCAGACCTTATATACTGCCCCGTTGCACAATCTCCGGTTCCTAACCGCGAGGCAACAGCTGAAGCGATTGGATACGCGCTGGCAAAACGATCAGGCTTTGAGGTGCCCGCCGAGGCCGGCATCATCCTGCTAACGCTTGAGCAAATTCCTCAGGAACTACATGCCAAGCTTATAGAAGGCGGTGGCGAGTTACAGCAAGACTACCTGTGCTGGTTCAGTAAGGATATGGCGTATCCTAATATCATTCAGCACATCAACCTCGACGACCTCCCCTGCGATACTGTTGCTCAGGCGTTAAGGCGGGTTGTCGAGGAATTGGCACAAAAGCCCGAAACATGCAGGATTGTTGCTTTCGATGACTGGCTTGCCAACTCTGACAGAAACCTAGGCAATCTCCTTGCCGCACCTGTTAATCCCATGCTTATCGACCACGGAAGGATATTTTTCTACCCCAACTGGTCACCGGGTCAGCTTGGCTTTCCAGAGCCAGCCAATGCAAACCTGCTACTTAATGCACTGGAGTCCGTCTCGCCAGGTTGGAGTGACAAGCTTCCAAACAAAAGCGCGCGGGCAATGGCTTATGCTTCATTCATCAAAATCATGCGTGCCGATGAGTGCAAGAAGGAGCTATCAGCTTTCCTCGCTGAGTTTTTCGACCAGTCTCAAATCAATGCTATCATCCAGCTTCTGGAAAGCAGGCTAGATACTGACAACTACAACCAGAAGATAGGACTTATTGCATGAACAGCAGCCTCAGAGGGAAGCTTCGCAAGGAAGGAGGCCAGAGCCCTGTTTCAGGTCGCTGGCAGAGCATCCAGCTGTGCATCGATGAAGACACCCGCGAATTCTTCAATGTAGGTGTTGTGTTCAGCAATGAGAATGTCATCGAGGTACGCATGTTGGACGCATACGATCGCCTCAATTGCCTGTTTGATACTCGCATCGACAAAAACTCACTATCTCACACCCTTCACGACATTGAGTCAGCCATCATCGAACTGAAGGGTAATCTCCCAGATACCCTAGGCCACAATATCAAGCTTGGGGTTCCTCTATACGCAGCGGGCCGGTCTCCAGAAGAAATCGTTGATGAGTTCTTCAACCATGTTGTGACATTGGCAAAGCCCAAAAATAGCAAGGATAGTCAGCGCTTCCGTTATCGTGCCACGGGCAAGGTGAGGAGCACCGTTATGGACCTCATGCGCGAATCATTTCCGCTCGAGGCTGATAGAATTATCCAGAAAGAGCGTTACGTTCTCAGGCTTAAATCAGGTGGCAAGCTGGATCTTGATATCCCTTTGATCAACGACACGGCCTCCGGTGCCATTGTCTCAGCTTGGTACAAAGATACGCTAAAGGTGGAGAACAGTTTGCTAAGGGCTTCGGCTGATCTCAACTTGATCAGGAGCAACACCGACCGCAAACAAGCAGCTGTTTCCGTGCTGATTCCCGACACCAAAAGCGGTCTATCACAGACTGAATTCAACAAGCTGCACACAGTCACCATGAGGCAGCTGGATAGAATCCGGGCAACCGGCGTAGAAGTAATCGAGGCCATCACAACGCAAGAGCTTGCCGCTCAAACCTCAAACTGGTGGATGCAGCGCGCCAGCTAATCCAAACTGCTAGCTTTGATTATCGCGACCAAGCTTTTGATAGGCCGCGCATATCACAGCCATTAACACTACCAAGGAGACGCAATGGAACGCATCAAAAAGATCTTCGCTTATACAGCCATGGCGCTATCTATAGCCTTTGTCACCTATCTAGTTGTCGATGAAGACACACCTGCACAGCCTGTCGCAGAGCAAGCAGCGCCAGCATTCCAGCCCACACCCGAGATGCTGGCCGCAGTCGATCCCGGTGAAGGATTCAGGGAAGATGGCTGGATCTTCGAGATCGGCGAGTTCACTGAACGCGGTGTCGATGTCCGTGCGTACTGGCCGGCAGGACAGCAGGCAACGCAACCAATGGTACAAATGATGGGTGAGGCTCTTGTTGTCGATACGGTTACCAGACTCAGGAAAGCTGGCTTTGATGCAAAGGAGCGC